TGCCGGTAAGCCAAATGATTCTGAAGTATCTTCCAAACCAACATCTGAATTAGAATATCCAGAACGAGTTGTTTGAGTAGCTGATACAATAGGAACATCAAATTCTACAGCTAACCCACGAATCTCTTCAGCAATCGCTTTAATATAAGAATAAGAGTTAATAGCACCTCCCATACCTTTCATTCTTGCTGATGCAGAAATATTCAAATAGTCAATAAAAATAATTTCAGGAACAAAATTCTTTTTTAACTTGAGCTCATTTAATAAGCCTCTGAAATGATTAGCATGTGCTTGGCCAGTTGGATATTCTTTTATAATTAATTTCCCATTAGTACGAGCAGCAATAGTAGAAACTTTATTCAACAGCATTTCTTTTGATAATGATTCTAATTGATCGATTGGCACATCTAAAAGATTGGCATCTATGCGTTCAGCGATACGCTCTTCACTCATTTCTAATGTAATATAAAGTACGTTCTTACCTTGAGTTAATGCTGCTGCAGCTACATGACACATAAAGAGAGATTTACCAACACCAGTGCCAGCAAGAGCAATATTCAGGGTTTTATTGGGAAGACCGCCCTTTGTAATTTTATTAAAATATTCTAAATCGAATGGAAGACGTTCTTCTTTTTCATGATAAAACTCATATCGACTATCAGCGTTTTCAATATAATCATGGCCAATGTTAGTGTCAAATGATACTGCCAAAGCTTTGGTAAGAATATCTGGTAAAGCATTCTTAGTTAAGCTTTGATGTTTACCATCAATAATACTAATGGATTCCATGATTGCATTATAAACAGCACGATCTTGGCACCATTTCTCAGTAGTATCTATAAGCCACTTATCATCAACTTTTTCATGACTAAATACATTTGGAATAATTTCTACGGCATGCTGGTATTGTTCGTCATTAAACTTATCTGATTGATCTACTTCAATCTTAAAAGATTCCATAGTTGGTAGACGATTATATTTTGCAACATATTTAGCTACTTCTTTAAATAGTTGTCGATAAACACCTTCAAAATATTCTGGTTTTACAAATGGTAAAACCTTGCGCATATATTTCTCATTTGTAAGAACATTGCGCAAGACTGTTTGTTCAATATTAATATTCATCCTTGAGCTTGACCTATAGCTGATTCTAATATAGATGATAATATCATACCTACGTGATTTTGTAAACCAATATCTTCAGTAGTTAAAGTATCATCTGGCGTAGAAACAATATCAAAATTAAAAGTCATACTGTCTATATCATCATTTACTTTTAAAGCTCCGAACTGAAAAACTGTTTCAATGTAATCACCTGTTTTGATTCTGACATTCCAATGTTCAGCATCCTCAATAGGGATCAACTCATAATCTATGTTTTCTTTCATCGCTGTCTAAACTCCACATTTCAGTAAAATCATTGGCAATAGGTATTTTGTGAGATGGATACCCATTGGTTTTTAAAAACTCATTAAAAGCTGGAGTTTTTGGATTTATATGTTCTGGCATCAAACGGGGAAATCCATATGTACTCCCATCCGGGGGATATATTACTTTATATTTTGTCATACTTCCTCAACAATTTCGTCCATGTCCACCAAGGATTGGTGTCCTATACTATATTGTTTATTTAGGAAAGTTTTAAAATCTGTTTCAGCAAATATTGGGTCCCAGAAAGACTTATCAAGAGTTGTATCGTACCGAACTTTTGCTCCAATTTCACCAGTATCCTGATCAACTGTAGCATACCAGCCATTGGAAGGCTTAGTAACATAACCGCCAGCAAGAGCACAATCGAGCAGCCCAGAGTAATTACGGACACCACCGTCCCAGGAAACAGTAATAGGAATCTTAGATTTTTCTTTAACATATCTGCTTTTCTCTACATTAATTACAAAGTGGTACCCTTGAATCTCAGTTCCCTTTTTATCTTGTTGCCGACCAATAATCCAAATATTATCTGCTGAATAATAGATACCAGTACCGCCACCAACAACATCTTTAGGAAATAGACCAATCTCTTTATACGTATGATTGACGGCCAATAATGGTACATCTTTCATAGTTAAATATGGAGTAGTCATACGGAACAAGCCTTTGAGTGCTTTAGCCCGTGACATGTCGGCCACAGATTTTTCGTTCAAGGCATCTTCTAATTCTTTCTTTGATGCAAGGTTACCAATAGAGTCAATCACAATAATTACGCGATCACCGCGTTCAATTTCTTCTAATTGACCCACCAAATCAAACTTTAACTCTTCAACGTTTGCAATTGGTGTATGTAACACTCTTGCAGTATCAATACCAAATTGAGTAAAGTAAGATTGTGGTGAGCCAAACTCGGAATCATAAAATAGCATTACAGCATCTGGATATTTTTTCAAATAAGCAGCTGCCATCAATAATGCAAATGATGTTTTAAAATGTTTAGATGGTCCAGCAAGCACAGTCATTCCTGGTGTAAGTCCACCATCAACTGAACCAGATAGTGCTACATTAATCATTGGCACATCTGTTGGAACCATGTCTTTTTCTGTAAAGAACTTAGATTCAGATAAAACTTCGGTAGTTTTAATCTTACTGTTCTTTTTAAGTTTGTCCATAATTGACATTATTATTTTTCCTCATATGATATTTTGGGCTTTTCGAAATAAGAAAAATGCCTTTGATATTGATCTCTTCTATGTTTTTTAAATAGCGATTCGTCATAAATAAATGTTTTAAATTTATTCATAAAAGTAATATAAGCTAATGGCTCGCCACGTTTTAAAACATATTTAGCAGTAGGTACATTTCTTGGGAAAGCCATAAAGAATGTTATTGGAACTATTTCTTTTGTCTTGATTCCAATGTGGCCTGGAACAATTCTAAAATCATATATTTTTTCCCATAAACAATCTTGATAGAAAACGCGATTGCCAACTTCTGAAGAAAAAATTAGTGGTGTATGTGCTTTTATAATCCAAAAATTTTTATCTAATGTGCTCCCTTCAGTTTGGTTTGGAGCATGACCCGTGAAAGACATACAATCTAAATGCGATTTAAATCTTGGTCCATATTTTTCGTGAACTTCAATAAACAAATCACTAGGAGTTTTAAGTAAAACACTATGAGTAAATTGATTTAATACAGCAGGGCATCCTTTCATTGTACGGAAAGTTGTATGTTGATCTAGTCTCTTGTCGAATAATGCGTTCCAATTATTGGGTTGATAAAACCAATTCGTAAGTTTTTCATTTGAATTATTGCCAGGATGATGGCGCACTTCATCCACAAGGGTTGGCATGTTTTTAAACCATTTGGGAATTGGTTTAACATCCAAATAGTCGTCTAGTTGTAGAGACGTACCACTACCTCCTTGTGGCATCATCAGATCCACTGCAGGATCCCATTGATGATCCCAACCCCAACGGATATTTTCGGTTTTAGGTTTCTTACTAAGAAAACTTAACATTCTGCTCTCTTTCTCTTTCATCTAAATCATATTGAGATCTGTATCCATTATTAATTCTAATACATTCTCCAATGATTGTAAACCCCTTATCATAATTAAATAGTGCTGAAGTATCTTTTGGGAAACATGCTCCACCATAACCTTGTTTACCATCAAACCCTGGAACTTTAGTATGTGATTGACCAATGCGAGGATCTGAACCAATTGCACGAGAAATTTTATTAAAGTTTACACCTTCTTTTTGAGCTAAGTCATATAACTGATTAAAGAATGTAACTTTCATAGATAGGAAATTATTAATGCCATACTTAATTAGACTTGCTTCTTTATGGCTTACTTTAAATACTGGACATGGATTACACAAACTATAGTTTTCATATAGTTTTTCTACATAATCAATAGAAAAATTTGAACCGCCTAAAATATGGAAAGGAGGATTTACAAAATCTTCTTTTGCAGATTTTTCAGTTAAAAATTCTGGATTGTATACAATGTGATTTGCATCAGCATATAAATCAAAAAAATCTGGCGTAATAGTTGATTTGATAATAACAACCATTTTATCTTTTAATTTATTAACAACATCTCTTACTATAGAATAATTTACACGGCCATCATCGCCCATTGGTGTAGGTACACAAACAAAAGCTGCACTATATTTTGTTTGGTCAATTTCATCTATTGTTGTTCCATATTTTGGATCAATAATAGCCTTTTCAATGTCCGGATGTTGGAAACCATAATCCACAGCTTGTCCCACAAAACCATGACCAACGATTAAAATATTCATTTTGTTTTCTCCGTTTCAAAAACGCGTTTACGTAGATCAGATGTAGAAAATCTATGATCTCTTTTGTTGTAATAAATTTCAATATTGCGCTGTGAACAAATGTCACGTCCAGTAAATTTCATTGACTTATATTCTTGGCCAATAATACGTAAATCTAAATCAAACATTTGTAAAATATCTTTTAAATCTTCTTCAGTTTGATATGGAATAATTTCATCAACATATTTTACACTTTGCAATTGCATCCAACGCTCAACCAATGTTTGAACTGGCGCATTTTTTTCTGCTCTATCTATAGATGGATCTACCTGTAAAGCACAAATCAAATAATCACAATGATCTTTTGCTTCACGAAGCATTGCGCAATGGCCAGCGTGTAACAAATCAAATGTGGAAGCAGTTAAGCCGATAATTCTTTTAGAATTTTCCATGTATGTCTCCAATCTTTAACCTGATGGACATGGTTTCCAGATCTAGCGACTGCCAAGCCGAGTTCATAATCATTTCCGCCATATTCCATCTTATCTCCAAAGAAGTATATAGCCCCATCGTGAGTGATAAAATCTTTTAAAATTTGAGATTTGTCTAAACCCTTTAGAGTAATATCAATTCCAGTTTCTCCTGCCACTTGAAAATTAAGATCGGGATATTTCTCTCTCATTTTTTCAGCTATGATTTCTCTTTCATTTTTATGCTCATCCCATTGCACATATAGAAATCTATTTTCAAGACTACAGTTTCTTCCTACAACGCTAAAGTTGACTAACCCCGGACGTTCATCAAAATGGTCACCATTCTTTGCATGAAATCTGGAATCATTCGCTTCTATTGTTAGATCTTTTTTTACATTATCTGGCAATTGAAAGTAATTTGATCTAATATTTTTATCTTGTTTCCAAACATCATTACCAGAACAATTATATACTGTTTTAGCTAGATTGTAAATAACATCTCCCACTTGAGCCAAAGTTTTATCACGGTCAGATCCAGTTACAAGATACACATTATGGTGTGCTGAAAAGTTTTCAAACCACTTTTCAAAATGTTTATTCATTAATTGTCTAGATGGAGTTAATGTGCCATCTACATCGAAAATATAATGCATGGTTATTGATGTCCAATATCATATGGTGCTATTGGGATGTTGGGTTCAGGTTTTATATTACCCATATGTCCTACAGTCTCTCTTACAATATCATTATGATTAAACTCAGCCCAATATATTTCATATGCAACACCTGATTCGATACATTCAAATTGATGGTACAAACCTGGTTTTACTTTATGATATTCACCTATTTGAAGTTCGGTTACATCTACCAGATTATAGTCTTTTTGCCATGTACGAATAAGCATACGTCCAGACTCTACATAGAATCCATTCCATTTATAACGATGCATATGCTTAGAGCATACCCCACCTGCTTCCATTTCAATACGATGAAATTCTAAAGCGCAATTTGCTTCAATTAATTCAGTTGTTCCCCACACTTTACCTGCTTTCATAATTTATTCTCCGTTAATTTTCTAATACGAATATATGCATTGTTCAATTGCTCTTGTAAATCTAGAACATTCTGTTTTAAAATTTCAATAGTTTCTGCCTGAGATACGATAATCTTTCTATTCTTCTCAGCTTCCATTTCATCTGGTAACATTAGTTTTTCCTTTACAATAGTGGAAACAGTACATTATTATTAGCTACAATATAGTTAGGATCAAAAGTACAATCAAAAGCAATAGTAATTCTTGATCCGGACCAAGGTTTCGTATTTATTACTTGATGTTTATAATCTGGACCGGCCGGACCAATATAAATGTTTCCAACTTCATTCTTTATTTGAAATTTTGGAGTATCAACTGTTTGGTCATAAAATGAAGTGATAGTATGCTTTGGTTCTATAGTAACATAACCATGAATATCCCAATCATGTTGATGAGGCCCTAGATCAGTTCTAAGATCGCTATAAGTAGAATAATTTAACCAAGATTGAAACCACATTCTTTTGTCGTTTCCTACATAAGAACGTATTTCATTTCTAATTTCTTTAAATAAATCATACATATATTGATCAGTTGAAGACCATGAAAAGATATTATAATCCATATAGTTTCTTGTAGTACTATCCGACTTTCCATTATCTTTCAAATAATTTGTTAATGATTCTTTACATAACTCACATGCTTGAATAATATATTTTTGATTATCCACAACAAAAGAAGATTTTTTTAACACATAGCTTTCCATTAAAAAACTCCATTTCTATACACATATTCTAAAGCATTGTTTGCTTCTTTTTCAATAGCACGATTTTCATACCAACGGCCAGTGTCATTATCAAAAGCACGGCATAAGTCTTCAATTTCTTTGGCTGTAATTGGATAACCTTTTTCTACAGCTCGACCAGCAACAGCAATCATAATTTGATACATTTTATGATACCAGCCCGTCTTATTTATCGTCATATAATCTGATGCTAGACTCTTTGGCCAAAATGGACAATCATGATAACTAGACCAGCTATAGTCTGTATTTTCTAGTGAGCTTTTACGATGTTCAATTATTTGCTTTCGCCATTCGTCTGGGAGACGGTCGAGAAAATTTCCGGAATCTCTTTTATCATCGTATCTATGTCGAGCAAGTAACTCGTCCACATCAATAGGAACACCAGAATTGCTGAAAATAAAGTTAAAAGCACCACTGTAATTCGCAGGGACATAATACATTCTGCTGAGGTCTTTAGTTTGGCGATCTCCGATGCTGTCAAGTTCAGTGTTGAGTGCCCACCAAAAATGCTTGATTTCATCTTGGTGTATATTTCTATCAAGTCTAAATACAAGCCGGAACTTGGGTAGTTCTTCCAAACTAGAAGCAGTACTATAGCAAATGAAGTCCCATAGACCAAACTTATTGATAAGGGTATCATTTAGATCTCCTTCAGGTGTCCAATCATCAACGTCAACAGCACACCAACCTGCCCAAGCCAATACATTCTTGTTTGCCCTAGTTGTGCCAATGTTATAAACAGCCGGTGATATAAGTTCTGCATCAGTCTTACCTCCTAATGGTCGCTCAGATAGTTTATACAAAAACCTTGAAAACTTATCCCATGTTTCAAAGTCAAATCGCTTATCTGTTTTATTATCAAATCTACTGGTAAATACAGTCAAAGAATACATTATGCAAAGAAATCCTCCAGTGTAGCCATTGGTTCGTGTGTCCAATCCATAGCGTCAAGGATTGGTTTCAATGGCTCAATAAATGTCTTCTCAAACATTATACCATAATCTACATGCTGATGTACACCAAATTCTTTAGGCAAGATCCCTGGAAATGAAATAACATTTTCTTTGATAGGGTTTGGTTTTTTTAAATATAAGAACTTAATCTTCTCGCCATTCTTGATTGTTTCATATCGTTTAGTAAGATTTAGATCATTCAACTTATTATTATATAGTAGTGATCCTCTTACGTGAATTGGTGTGCCTTTTGCATATATTGTTCTACGATCTTTCCATTTTTCAACTTCAGATACTCCACGAGGAAATGCCACATCTTCAGGTGGTAAGCTATTGAATTGTCGTTTGAAGTCAGCAATGAAAGATTGAGTTTCAGATTCAGAGCTATTTATGATTACTTTAAAGACTTCTTTGAATTTATTACGAACCACTTCGGGTGTTGAAGATTTAATAGCTTCAATACCCATCATCTTGAGTTTTGGTTCAGCATATTGTACACCCTCTGAATTGTGCACATTAAGAATATAGCGTTTCTTTGCAGTCCATATACCACGATCGGCAATAACTTCACGAGCCATTTCCATACGAGGAGTGTAACCATTCATAACAAAGAAGAACTGATCATATGATTTAGCCAATACTTTTTCAAAATGGTCTTGGCAAATCTTATCTAAAAACTTAACAGGATCTTTTGGTGCAAACTTTTCTACTACAGGACCCATGTTAATATAGACTGAATCAGTATCAATAGCAATTACGTAATCTTTGTTAGTATTTAGCAGATTATTTAATTCTTCATTAATTGCTTTCTCAGCCCAACGAATCACAGTTTGGCCAGTTAACGTTACAGACTCAGCCAAGGCATTGTCAAAGTACTTAAAGTATTTGTTGGCCAATGCTCCATACAAAGAATTAAGTAGAATTTTAATAGCCATCTGGTTATTTTCCAGCTGGTTAATCTTTGATTCTAAAGATTTATCTTTAGTCTTTTCATACTGTGATTGTGTATCTAGCATTTGACGTTTAATGGCTTTACGCTCAGCATAGTAATCAACAATCAATTCGGGAATAATACCCTGTTTTGTCCGGTCATAGGGCACACCAGATGAGGCGAGAGCATAGGTATCACTAACTTGCTTTGTACGATCATGGTTGAAAAGATAATAATCTACGCCTTGTGGAAAGCGTATAGTGTAATCTTTAATAAGTGTTTCAGGCGAAATGTTTTGTTGAACAATAATATTAGGATATAGAGAATTAAGGTCAAATGATACTACCCAGTTGTGAGATCCAACTTGTGGCTCTTTTACATAACCGCCTGCAATAGTATGGGGTTGGTCCTTATCTCTTGCACTAGGGCCAGGGTGTCTAATAGAAGTTTCTGTAGCACCAACAATAGAATATGGAACCTTTTTGATTTGCTCAACTGGACAAATAATATTTTTACTTAATAATCGACGATAGATAATTGATTCCCAAATATTAGTAGTACCAAATGTATCACCAAGATTTACACCGCCTTTGTATGCCATAGTTAAAGCCAAAGAAATCAGGCCCATCTTTTGATCAATGCGATCTACTAGTTGAACGTCTTTAATGTTATAATCAATAAACTTTTGATGGTCTTCTTTATATAACGTATATAGGTTACCATGTTCTTCATATGATAGCTTTTTTTCTCCAACTACTACATAGCCTATATGGTCAAGTTTATATGATTCTTGTGGGCCATATGAGTAACCAAACTTTTGAAATAGTTCAAGATAGTCTGCCTGTTGGATACCAACAATTTCATATGCTGGAAGCATTCGTTGCATTTTCTTTACATCACGTGGATTTACCATGTTCCAAGGAGAAAGACGTCTGGCTGCTGTCTCAGAACCAATTAATGTAATACGGTTTATAAGATATGGAATATCAAAGAAACGAGAGTTCCAACCAGTAATTACGTCAGGATAATTTTTAGTCCAATAACCAAGAAACTTTGCTAGCAATTCTTCTTCAGAAGAACAATAGTGATACTGGACTTGATCGCCATGTAAATCAATTTCAGACTTGGCAGGATCATAAGCATCTAGTCCCCAGACTTGATAGACTGACGACTTACTAGATTTAAGTGCAATGGAAATAATTGGATAAGCCGCTTCTTCTGGCGTTGGAAAGCCATCATCTGAAGCAACCTCAATATCAAAGTTTACAACATTAATATGCTTAACGTTAAAATCAATATTGGTTGGAAATTTTTCGGTAATAAACTGATGAATGTAATTTGTTGTACCAAAAATACTAACATCACTTACATCTTTATATTGTTCAACATATTCTTTAGCATCACGCATACTATTAATGTTTTGTACTGGCACTAGGTTATGACCAAACAAAGACTTAATTTCAGATTTATTTTGAGATGCCCGATATAAAGTAGGAACAAATTTAATTTTATTTTGAATAGGACTACCGTTAGCACTATAGCCACGATATAGAATAGAATTACCGTAACGATTTACTGATGTATAGAATTCCAAATGAAATACCTCCGTTTGGTATATTCTATCATATTTAGCTTATATTGCAAATAAAAAAAGGGCCGAAGCCCTTAATTTATTTTTTTTCTGAAACGAAGCTATACATTTCTTTCGCTTTATTCATAAGATCGCTCATAGAATACATCTTATATGAATCTTGAACTTGTTCCCATTGGATTTTGCCTTGGTGATACATGTCTTTAGCAAATTGAATGTTTAGTTCATGTTGCTTGTCCATATATTCTTTTGCTAGTTGAAGCATTTCAGCTCTGATTTCAAATGGATTCTTATTCATTTTACCATTTTCGCCATTGCTTCACCCGCAGCATTTGCAAATGTAGTGGTTTGTTTCATCGCATCTTTGGTAAACTCTGTTTGTGTTTTGATGAAATCATGTAGAGGCTTGCTCATTGCTTCATCTTTAACCCAAGTGTTAACCCAAGTTGTTTTTGCATTTTGGATCGCATCGATCCATACGTTTGTAAGATAGTCTGTTGAGAACATAATAGTTCCTCCTGTTATGTGTGTGTGATCGAAGGGGCCATTACAGCCCCTTTGCTAAGATTCTTCTATTAGCGTTTCAGCTTTGCGATTTGCATCATACATTCTTTAGCTTCCTTATGATAGCCAAGAGACGCAAGATGTGATGACGCTCTGCTATACCCAACAACTTCACACCAGTTTTGAAAACCAGCCCAAAGTTTTTGAGCAAATGAACGATGATCGATAATAACTGTATCTACTAAGAAAGCCATTAGACAAATCCTCTTAGGTTAGGGTTAAAAGGCGCAATGAGATGGGATCTTCTCATATCTGCATCTTGTCTAGCAATAGCATAAATATCACCACGGCTAATACCAATATCGTTCAATTCTTTATCAGTTAGCTTACGCAATTCATTTTCTGTTTGTTTAATTGCTTTAGCTACATAATAATCGTTAATTAGCTTCTTGAAGAAGCTGTTTAGTGTCTGTGTCATTTGTTAGTTCCTCGTAATGACCAATTGCGATTTTACGAGGACGCATTTCTTCTGGAACTTCATATTTCAAGTCAATTGACAATACTCCGTCTTTAAGATCTGCTCCATGCACTTTTACGTGCTCAGACAGCCTGAAGGTGCGTTTGAACTTCTTGGTGGAAATACCACGATGAATGTATTCGCGACCTTTTGATTCGTGTTCCCCTGTCACTGTCAAGGTACGATCCTTGAATTCAATATTTAATTCATCTTTGCTAAATCCGGCCACAGCCAATTCGATAAGATATTCGGTATCGCCGGTCTTAAGAATGTTGTGGGGTGGGTAGTGATCTTGAGCATGTTTTGCTGTAAACTCAAGCTCATTAAATAGATGGTCAAAACCAACAAAAGATGAACGCGGGAATAGTGTTTGTAAGCCTGTCATTGTTATCTCCTTATGTCAAGCAAGATTAAAGTGGAGCCGGACCATCCGCACTCCGATAATATTTATATAGTTATTGCTATGCCAAATGTACATAGCCGCTATGCATTTTTTTTTACTTATTTCCAATATTATATTTTGGACAAAGTTCCCATTGATCTTTTTCTTTGAAAGAAATTACTTTAATTTGACGTAATGGAGCAACTTCTAATTCTTCATTTTTAACCATATCAACTAATCCCCAATCGCTCAATAATGTTACAATAGTATTTCTACGAGCAATGTCATTAGATTCTAAATTAGCTTTCTTTCCGTCTAGCATAAACAACTCTTTAAAGTGAACTATAAAATATCGACCTTGTTTATGTAAGATATGGCATGATTGAAATAATTTTTTATCTTTACGAGAAGCAACTCCCATTCTTGTAAGAGTTTCTCTAACTTTTAAAAAATCGTCTGGTTGATTAATGGTTATTTCCAGCATTTTATCTGGAGACCATTCTACTAAATTATTTTCTTCTTCCACCTTTACTCACCTTCTCTTTTATATTTTTAATTTGGTCAGGTGATAACAGGGAGAGAACTTGTTTAGCTTGTTTATTACTATAGCCATAATACTCTTTAATCGCTCCAATATCATTATCTGACTCAGGTTTATTCCATTTCGAAAATCGTCTACGTTTTCTAATCGTATTTATAAGAAAGTGAAATTGAAGTTTTTTATCAGTATGATGGTATTGATTTAGCATATTAGCTATGGCTGCAGTATCATAAAAGTAACTAAGACCGCGATTTACCATAAATGGATTATATGCTTTTTCGCATTCTTCAGTTATCATAATATCTTCTTTTGTTTCATTAATTGCTTTTAAATAATCAAAGTGATTCATAGACAACCTACTACAGTTTGCATGCGCATAACATCCATAACAATATCATGGCGAGGATCATGGTGGATAAATTTTTCTTCTAGTCCGTTTGGAATAAATTTATTATCAGCACCAGATCCCCATAATAAACCATCTAGCATTGAACGTGTATCGCGAATAGTCCACCAAGGGTATGGTACACCTTTTCCAAACGAATGTACAATACTTTCAAAGATAATAGGATCAAAGCCATTACCACGAGTATAGACTTTTTTAATATCCATACCTTTTGTATAGTCTACAAAAAACTGCCAAAGGTCTTCAATTGATCTGTCTTCAGGAGATGGTTTAATTAGTTTCTTGGCTGACTCACCTTGAGAGTTCCACCATTTAACAGTTTCCATATCAACAACACGTTTGTACTTATGCACTTGTTCTTTTACGTCAAACTTAATGTAATCAGTTTGTTCTAATAATTCTTCATATGTGTATGGATTAGATTCATAGCGATTCTCATCAAACTTAAGTACTGCCATTGAAATAGCAGCCCCGGTTGCAGGAACGCCACTAAAAGTTTCAAAATCATATATTACGCAATTCATTTAAAATTCACCTGTGCCATAATTTCAGTCATCATGGCTACCATATTTAATTCATGATCTGCCACAAAAGCATTTTTATATTGATATTCAGCCAAAACTAATACTAGCTGAGGAATTGATTGAGGAGCCACAGATTCATTCATGTTATCATATAACTGACGAATAATAGCTTGTGGCTCAACATCCATATTATTTACAACCCATTGACGCATTTTCTTAAAGTTTTTTTCTTTAAGATAAATTACTAAGTCATTAACAGAGTTGTTATTGACAGACCCACTATTGCTCCCATCAATAGGAAGACCACTGGCAGCGGCGCGTTGTCCTTCATTTAATACCCTCCTCCAATCGGGGGCATACTTGAGAATGAGATCTGCCATGCCCTTATTGTTATATTCCACACCTTCTTGGTCTAGTATATATTTAAAACGAGCAAAAAACTGACTAGCAAGATCGGCTAAATCTTTCTTTGTGGTATTAAATTCATATACTCCGCAACGAGAATGCAAAGGAGCAATAATACGATTTTTAAAGTTACATGTGAGAATGAATCTGCAATTGTTAGAAAACTCTTCAATGAATCCACGAAGAGCTGGTTGAGTTGATTGTGGATTGAGATAATCTGCTTCGTCGAGAATAACAACTTTAACTCCTCCTTGTAATGATACAGTAGACGCAAATTGTTTTATCTTACCGCGAAGTGTATCAATGTTACCTTCTTCAGAACCATTGATTACGATATAATCAGCGCCGATCTCATTGCATAGAGCTCTAGCCACTGTAGTCTTACCAAGACCGGCAGTGCCAGCGAAAAGCATATTCTGCAATTCGCCAGCATCTACCATATTCTGAAACGTTTGTTTTAATGATGAAGGAAGGATAGTTTCAGAAATAGTTTTTGGTCGATACTTCTCGACCCATAAAAAATTAGACATTCACGTACTCCATAATATAATATGTCTATTATAATCAATAATATAATAATTGTAAAACTATTCTTCTTGTGCCGCCTCTTGAGCTTGATTTTCGCATAGTTGAATTATTTGAATGCACTGATCACGTAGTTGGCCAATAGAACTAAGTTCTTCACCGCGGAAGCCTCCTCGTTGAACAATTGCATCGATTACAGCTACAGTACTACGAGATGTGCGACCCGCAAGTTGATAAATTTGAGTATCGTCAGACATATGTTTTCTCCTATTTGTATGTCGATGTTTTTTCTAGAGCAACCCAATATTTAAGATCAGTATTTTCTTGATCCAGCGTAAATTGAGAAATAAGTTTAGATGAAATGGCCACATTATAGTTTCCAGGAATCATCTGCAGATTCTTAATATTAAGAATAAAATTGTAGTCTCCAGTTGATTTGCCAGCAACATCAATGGAGTACGTATTAGATGTTGCATTATCAATGTTAACTACAGACAATGTAATTACACCATCACCTGGAGTAATTGATAGTTGGTCATGCCCAAGAGCTGATGCTGCTTTTTTAATTCGAGCAAGAGTATCTTGATCAAGGTGAAAACTAACTTCTGGATCTGGCATGATAATTGGTTTTGTTGGTGAAGTTAGAATGTCGGCATCAGACATAAAGTATTTAATTTTTGATCTACCAGAAGTATCACTAATAGTCATAAACTTTTCTTCTAACTTAATGTTAGATGTTTCAAAAAGATTTAAAACTGATAAGAATTCTGATAAATCATAAATACCCACTTGCTTATTAAATGTTTCAGGAATAGTAGCTTGAGCCAAAACATTCTTTGCTTCTGATACAGTCATAATAGAATTACCTTCACGAATAACCAAATTAGGATTAATCCCAGAATAGTTTTTCAAGAGAGTCATAGTAAAATTGGATAATTCCATATTAATTTCCTTTTAGTTTGCTAAAGTTTTTTTCTTTAAAGAATTCCAATTTGTTTTGGAATTTACCTTCAAGAATATCGCCTTTGTGACTAATAACAAAGACATTAGTATCATCATCCAGAGTATGAATAATCTTCATAAGATTATCTACTCCTTCATAATCAAGTGATGAATCAAAAGTTTCATCAAGTACTAATAGATTAGTAGATACTGAATTCTTCATCTTGGCTATTTGTCGCCAAGTAAATAAAAGAGCCAGATCAATACGTTGCTTTTCACCTTCAGAAAAAGAATCATAAGAGAAATTATCTCTATGTCTTGAACGAATTGTTTCGGAGAATGCTTCATCTAGATGAAATGAAACGTAGAAATCTAATATTTGTAAATATTGATTTACGAGTTTATTTATAACAGGTAAATATTCTTTTACAATTTTTGTTTTAATTCCAGTATCTTTTAACATCTCTAATATTACAGTATTATAATTTAAAGATTCAGAAATGTACAATTTATTTTCAAACAAGTCAGCTTTTTGATTCTTTAAATTTTCTAAATCTAATTTAGATTTTGCTACGTCACCATCATTGCCGCGTATGTTTGATATGGCAGCGGAAAGACTTGTAATCTGTCCTTGCAACCGTACGATTT